ATGATGGGCGGGCGGGGCTCGGGGAAGACCTACGCCGGGGCGCGGTGGCTGGCGGAGCTGGCAGAAGGCGAGAACCTGACGCTGGCGCTGGTGGGGCCCGCGCTGCACGACGTCCGCGAGGTGATGGTCGAGGGCGTCTCCGGCCTGAAGGCCGTGGCTCGCGCGGCCCATCGCCCGACCTGGGAGGCCGGGCGGCGGCGGCTGGTGTTTCCCAGCGGGAGCGTGGCCTATGCTTTTTCGGCCGAGGATCCGGACAGTCTGAGAGGGCCGCAGTTCCATGCGGCGTGGGCGGACGAACTGTGCGCCTGGCGCCGGCCGGACGAGGTGCTGGCCAACCTGCGGATGGGGCTGCGGCTGGGCGGCCGGCCGCGGCTGGCGGTGACGACGACGCCCCGGCCGATCGCGGCGCTGCGGCGTCTGCTGGCCGAGCCGGCGCTGGTGCGCGAGGTGGCCCCGACGGCGGCCAATGCGGCGAACCTGTCGCCGGGGTTTCTGGCGCACCTGAGGTCGCTGTACGGCGGGACGCGGCTGGAGGCGCAGGAGCTGGAGGGCGTGATCGTCGAGAGCGACGGCGCCCTGTTCCGCGTCGAGGATCTGAGGCGGGCGCGGGCCGCGAGGCCCGCCCGGCTGGACCGGATCGTGGTCGCGGTCGATCCGCCCGCGACGGCCCACGGAGACGCGTGCGGGATCGTGGTGGTCGGGCGGCTGGACGATCGGGCCTTCGTGCTGGAGGACGCGACGGTGCGCGGGCGCTCGCCGGCGGGCTGGGCCGCGCACGTCGCCGACGTGGCCGCGCGGCACGGGGCCGACGCCGTGGTGGCGGAGCGCAACCAGGGCGGGGAGATGGTGCGGACGCTGCTGGCCCAGGCGGGCTGCAGCGCGCGCATCCGGCTGGTCTGGGCCGGGCGCGCCAAGCGGGCGCGGGCCGAGCCGGTGGCGGCGCTCTATGAGCAGGGACGCGTCGTCCACTGCGGCGACTTCCCGGCGCTGGAAGAGGAAATGATGGCGCTGGGCGAGGGCGGGGCCAGCCCCGACCGGGCCGACGCCTTGGTGTGGGCGGTGACCCACCTGCTGGTCGGGACGCGTCGGGCGAGGCCGCGCGTGCGGACGTTCTGAAACGGGAGGACTTGCGGATGTGGAACCCGCTGCGGCCGCGGCCGCCGGAGCAAAAGGCGAGCCGAACCGGGGCCGTGATGGCCCTGACGGGGGCAGGGCGGCCGCGGTGGACGCCGCGGGACTATGCCCATCTGGCCAGCGAGGGCTTCGGCAAGAATGCGGTCGCCTATCGCTGCGTGCGGATGGTGGCGGAAGCGGCGGCGTCGACCCCGCTGGCGGTGTTCCGCGACGGGGTGCGGGCGGAAGCGGACGATCCGGTGGCGCGGCTGCTGGACAAGCCGAACGCGGAACAGTCGGGGGTGGAGTTTCTGGAGGGGTTGCACGCCCAGCTGCAGACGGCGGGCAATGCCTACGTCGAGGCGGTCGGGGATGTGGTGCCCGAGGAGCTGTGGGCGCTGCGACCCGACAGGATGAAGGTGGTGCCGGGGCGGGGTGGCTGGGCCGACGCCTGGGAGTACTCCGTCGACGGACGGTCGGTGCGGATCGCGCGGGCGGCCGACGGTTGGGCCCCGGTGATGCACCTGAAACTGTTCCATCCGACCGACGACCACTACGGTTTTTCGCCGCTGGAGGCGGCGGCCTTTGCCATCGACGTGCACAACGCGTCGGGGGCGTGGAACAAGGCGCTGCTGGACAATGCGGCGCGGCCGTCGGGGGCGCTGGTGTTCGGGGCGAAGGACGGCGAGCGGCTGACGGCTGATCAGTTCGACGCGCTGAAGGCCGAGATGGTCGAGGCGCACATGGGGGCGATGAACGCCGGGCGGCCGATGCTGCTGGAAGGCGGGCTGGACTGGAAGCCCATGAGCTGGACCCCGGCGGACATGGACTTCATCGCCGGCAAGCACGCGGCGGCGCGGGAGATCGCCTTGGCGTTCGGGGTGCCGCCGCAGCTGCTGGGCATCCCGGGAGACGCGACCTACGCCAACTATCGCGAGGCCAACCAGGCCTTCTGGCGCGGGACTGTGGTGCCGCTGGTGCGCAAGACGGCGGCGGCGCTGACGGGGTGGCTGGGCGGGCGGTTCGCGGGCGTGAGGATCGCGCCCGACCTGGACCAGGTGCCGGCGCTGTCGGGCGAGCGCGACGCGCTGTGGGCGCGGCTGGCGGCGGCCAGTTTCCTGACGCCGGAGGAGCGGCGGGCGATGGCGGGGCTGGGGGCATGAGCGAGGGGCGCAGGTGGCCTGTGGCGCTGATCAGCGCGCTGGCGGTGCAGACGGTCGGCGGTCTTGTGTGGGCCGGCGGGGCGGCGGCGCGGATCGGGGCGCTGGAGCAGCGCGTCGACGAGCAGCGGCTGGTGGCCGAGCGGCTGGCCCGGCTGGAGGAGCAGGGCGCGGCGATGCGGCAGGCGCTGGAGCGGATCGAGCGGAGGCTGGAGAGCGGATGAGGGGCGCGGTCGTCGACGCAGGATTGCTGATCGAAGGTCACGCCTCGCTGTTCGGCGTGGCGGACCTGAATGGGGACGTGGTGGCGCGCGGCGCGTTCGCGGCGAGCCTGAGCAAGGGCGGCGTGGGTCAGGTGAAGATGCTGCACCAGCACGAGGGCCGGGCGCCGGTCGGCGTGTGGGACGAGGTGCACGAGGACGAGCTGGGTCTGTTCGTCCGGGGCCGGATCTTCGACTGGTCGCCCGAGGCAAGGTTTGCGCGGGCGCTGGCGAGGGCGGGCGCGATGGACGGACTGTCGATCGGATTTCGCAGCGTGCGGGCGCGGCGCGAAGGGCGGCTGAGGGTGCTGGTCGAGGTGGACCTGTGGGAGGTGTCGCTGGTGACGTTCCCGATGTTGGTTGGCGCGCGGTTCAGGCCCGCCGCGCGCTGATGGCGCGGGCGATGCGATCGACGACGGGCCGTCTCAACAGGGCGCGGGCCACCCAGAAGACGGGGACGGCGGCGAAGATCGGGTGAAAGCCCATTACCACGGACAGGAACAGGCCGATCAGGACCGCGAGAGCGACGATGCCGATGCGGACGCTGGTGACCTCGTCGGAGGGCGGGTCGGCGGGGTCGGACGCCGGCGCACCTTCGATCTTCTTGCCGAACAGCGCCGCCAAGGCGAACTCTCCGGCCGATCCGGACATGGACGCGCGTTGGGCCGAGCCGTCGGAGGGTGGCTTCGGTCGCGTGCCGGGTGTCTTGCCCAACAGGACGTCGAAGGTCGGGTCGGGCGGCGGCGGGGCGTAGCGGGGTTCGGGCGGGGGCGGGTCGGGGTTGGCCTGCAGCCGCCGCAACGGGCTGGCCTCGCGGATCGCGTCGGCGCGGTCACGCGGGTCGTAGGGGACAGGGTGGCCGTCGGGGCGGAGGCGGAAGATCTGGTCCACGACGTCGCCCGTGAGATTCACGGCCGACAGGTCCTGGCCGTAGGCGTCGCCGTGCAGCGCGATCAGGCGGCCGTTCACGAGCTCGGCCTGAAAGGCGATCGGATGTTTGAGGTGATCGATCTGGACGTGGATCGTGCCGAGGCGGCCGGTGGTGGTCTCGGGCGGGTTCGGACGGTGACGATCGACGATGGTCTCGGTGACGAGGACCGGCCCCTGGACGCGACGCTGGCCCGGCAGGCTCTCGGTGATCTGGCCGGCGAGGTCGGGCGCGATGGCCGACAGCTCCCAGGCGAGGCCATCGAGGGCGGCGCGTTCGAGGGGGGTGAAGGCTTCGCGCATGGTCGCAGCCTAACCGCGAAACGCTGGGAATGAGAAGGCGGCTCGGGCGACCGGGCGTCAGGACGGTGAGGGCTGCCCCTCACCCTTTCGCGCAGCCGATCGCCCTGACGGGCTCTCGGGCGCTCAAGCCCTCTCCCGTCGGGAGAGGGAACTCAGACTGGAGCACAGATGAAAGAGACCAAGCAGGTCCCGGGTTCGCCCGAGGCGGGGAATGCGCTGCATGCGGTGATGGCGGCGTTCGAGGCGTTCAAGGACGCGAACGATCTGCGCTTGGGCGAGATCGAGCGGAAGGCGGCGGCGGACGTGCTGCTGGAGGACAAGGTGGCGCGCATCGACGCGGCGGTGGCCGGGGCGCAGGCGCGGCTGGATCGGGTGGTGAGCGAGGGGCGGAGGCCGGAGTTGGAGGTGAAGGGCCCCTCCACCGCTATGCGGTCCCCCTCCCCATTCCTGCGGAACGGGGAGGTGACGGGCTTTGCGGACTACATGCGGTCGGGGTTCGGGCTGGAGGTGAAGGCGGGGCTGAGCACCGCGTCGAACTCGGCGGGGCATGTGGTGCCCGAGCAGACCGAGCGGGCCATCGAGCGGCGGCTGATGGCGGCGTCGCCGATGCGCGAGATCGCGACGGTGCGGACGGTGGCGTCGGGCACCTTCAGAAAGCCGGTGTCGATCGCCGGGATCGAGGCGGGCTGGGTGGCGGAAACGGCGGCGCGGCCGGAGACGGATCCGGCGACGCTGGCCCTGCTGGAGTTCCCGTCGGCTGATCTGTACGCCAGCCCGGCGGCGACGCAGGCGCTGCTGGACGACGCGCTGGTGGACCTGGACGACTGGCTGGCCGGCGAGGTCGAGGACGCCTTCGCCGCGCAGGAGACGCAGGCGTTCGTGGCCGGCGACGGGGTCAACAAGCCCAAGGGGTTCCTGGCCTATGACGCCGTGGCGGATGCCGACGCGGAATGGGGCGAGATCGGATACGTGGCCTCCGGGGCCGCCGGGGCGTTCGCGAGCACCAGCCCGGTCGACCGACTGATCGACCTGATCTATGCGCCCAAGGCCCGGTATCGGCCCAACGGGCGGTTCGTGATGAACCGCAAGACGGTCTCGACCGTGCGCAAGTTCAAGGACGCGGACGGCAACTACGTCTGGCAGCCGGCGGGGCGGCCGGGCGAGACGGCGTCGCTGCTGGGCTATCCGGTGACCGAGATCGAGACCATGCCGGACGTGGCGGCGAACAGTCTCTCGATCGCCTTCGGCGACTTCCAGAAGGGCTATCTGATCGTCGACCGGGCGGGGGTGCGGGTGCTGAGGGACCCGTATTCGGCCAAGCCGTATGTGCTGTTCTACACGACCAAGCGCGTGGGCGGCGGGGTGCAGAATTTCGACGCGATCAAGGTGATGAAGTTCGCCGCGAGCTGAAGGCTGAGCCTCTCCCTCCCCTTCATGGGGAGGGAAGACCGCGAAGCGGTCAGGGTGGGGTCCGACTGGACCCGGGCCCGGTCGAACGGGCCCCACCCTGTCGTCGCTGCGCGCCGACATCCCTCCCCATGAAGGGGAGGGAGAACGGCCGCGCGAAACTTTCCGACATGGAGATTTCAAATGACCGCACCCGTCTCGCTGACGGAAGCGAAGCTGTTCCTGCGCGTGGAGCATGAGGCGGAGGATCCGCTGATCCAGACGCTGGTGGATGCGGCGCGCGCGAGGGTGGAGGGGGAGGTGGGGCTGAGCCTGACCTCGACCAGCCCCGCGCCGCTGCGGCTGGCGGTGCTGATGCTGGTGCTGCGGGCCTATGAGCGCGAGGAGCGCGAGATGCCGATCGCGCCGGTCGAGGCCTGGATCGCGCCCTATCGGGTCGTCCGGCTTTGAGGCTCCTGGCGGGCCTGTTCGAGGTCGAGGCGGTCGAGACGCCGTATGGCGGGATGGCCACAAGCTATGAGCCGCTGGGCCACGCCTGGCTGAAGCTGGGCGCGCGCAGGCGGCGCGAGCGGACGGAGGCCGGGCGGACCGCGGCGGTGGAAACGACGACGGCGGAGACGCGGGTCGATCCGCGGCTGAGGCCGGGCCGGATGCTGCGCTTCGGCGGGGCGGACTGGACGATCGTCTTTGTCGAGGTCGACGGCGGGCGGCCGGGCCGGGCGAAGCTGAGCCTGGAGTGCGTCCGATGAGCGCGCATGAGGCGGGGCTGATCAAGGCGGTGATCGCGCGGCTGAAGGCGGACGCGGGGGTTTCGGCGCTGCTGGCCGGGCGGGTGTGGGATGAGGCTCCGGTGGACGCGGCCTTGCCGCACATCCGCATCGGTCGCGGCGAGAGCCGGCCGGTGGGCGCCGAGGGCTGCGGTATCGAGCAGGCGCTGACCCTGACGGCCGTCAGCGGGTTCCGGGGATCCGAAGAGGCGCGCGCGATCCTGGCGGCGGTGCGGGCGTGTCTGACCGACGCGCCGCTGGAGGCCGACGGGGTGAAGGCGGTGAGCGCGCGGGTGACCTTTTCGGACGTGTTTTCGAGCCCCGGCGGCGAGCGCCGGTATGCGGTGATGCGGCTCAGGGCGGTGACGGAAGAAGCGTAGGGCTTAGGGGGGAGGGCTTAGGGCTTAGGGGTGATGGGGGGCTGACCAAGCCCCAAGCCCTAAGACCTAAGCCCTCTCGACAAAGAGGGAGAGACACCCATGGCGGCCCAGGCCGGCAAGGACATGCTGCTGAAGATTTCGGACGGGGCGGGCGGGTTCACGACCGTGGCGGGCTTGAGGGCGCGGACGATCGCGCTGAACGCGCGGACGGTGGACGCCACCGACGCGGACTCCGCCGGGCGCTGGCGCGAGCTGCTGGCGGGGGCGGGGGTGAAGTCGGCGGCGGTCAGCGGTACCGGCGTGTTCCGCGACGCGGCGTCGGACGCCCTGATCCGCGAGGCGTTCTTTTCGCAGGCGGCGGAGACCTGGCGCCTGATCGTGCCGGACTTCGGCACGCTGGAGGGGCCGTTCCTGGTCGCCGCGCTGGAGTACGCCGGCGAGCACGAGGGGGAGGCGAGCTTCGCGCTGAGCCTCGCGAGCGCGGGGGAGGTGACGTTCGGGGCGGTCTAGGCGAGCCCTCGTGCTGTGCGCCGCCCTGTGGTCCCGCACGTGTAGAGCCGGTAAGTTGACGGTTTCCCCGACGCGTGTAACGACGGGGCTTCCATTGGCTGGTCGCTCTGTCGGTGAGTTGACTGGACCGTCACATGAATGCAAGCCAACGTGGCATTAACGCAACGCTAAGGGAGGCGGGTTCAGGATCGACCCGCCTGACGGATGTTGAACGGGGTTGCGGGACTACCCGCACACCCCACTTCAGAGGGGAACCTGAGGCGGGCGGCGCCCGTTGATGGTGAGGACAAAACGATGATGACGAGCATGACCAAGCATATCACCGCCAATATCACGCCTCTTCGTGAAGGCTGGCCCGACTAGCCTGAGATTGCGTAAACAAAAAAAACTGCCTTAAAACGCCCCTTCACCACGCTGGAGGGGCGTTTTGAATTGGAATCGACTTGTGGGGCACGGAGTGCCCTTGTTGCTGACCTTCATTAGCGGTGCCATGACTGGCGTCGCGATCATGGCCTACCGCGGCCTGCCTGGCACACCGTCTGCCGCGACGGTGCTGATGGGTTCGATCGCAGCGACGATCGCGACTGCCGCCCTTCTGGTGAGTTGGCGGACCGTGCGGGCAGGTCGACACAACGCCAAAGCTACGGTGACGTTTCAGCACATCGCTAGGACGCAAGCGGACGGGGACTTCATCAAGGCGCGTGCGAAACTGAGACAACTGGTGAAAGACGGCAACATCGGGCAATGGGCTGCCGCTGAGCACGATGCCGACGAAGCCCAGGCGGCGATCAACTTGGTTCTGAACGACCTCGAGATCACGGCCATCGGAATCCGGCGAGGCATCATAGACTGCCCACTCTTCAGGCGATGGTGCGAGGGACACGTCGTCAAGCGCTGGAACGAAACGGCACCGTACATCACGGCTCTCAGACAGCGCCTGAACCACCCCACGCTTTTCCACGAGTTTCAAAGCATGGCGGAGGCGTGGGACACTCGTCGGCCTGGCTACAAAGAAGACCCCAATAGCCCGTTCGCCAAGAAGGACCATCGTCGCTAGCTCTCTCGCCGGTGGATTGCGTCCTTCTTCGACGGGTGATCCATCGAAATGGAGCGCGCGCATGAGCGTGAGCATGGCGCCGAATGCGGCGCGGGGCGAGGCGGTCGTGACGCTAGCGGGCGCCGAGCGGCGGCTGTGCCTGACGCTGGGAGCGCTGGCGGAGATCGAGGGGGCGCTGGGGGTGGAGGGGCCGGGGGCTCTGGCGGAGCGGATGCGCGGCCTGTCGGCGCGGGATCTGGCGGCGGTGCTGGCGGCGCTGTTGCGCGGCGGGGGCGAGGCGGCGTTCGCGGACGAACTGGATCGGGCGGCGGTGACGCCGGTGGAGGCCGCGGAGGCAGTGGCGGCCGCCTTTGCTGCCAGCACGTGAGCTGGGGGGCGATGCTGCGGATGGCGGTGGCGCTGGGGATTCAGCCGGAGGCGTTCTGGCGGTTGTCGCTGAAGGAGTGGCGGATGCTGACGGAGCGGGGGGCGGAACCGACGCTGGGGCGCGGCGGGCTGGAGACGCTGATGGCGCGGTGGCCGGATGAGGTGAAGAGATGACCGACGCCTTGGGAGACATCCCCCGCCGGACGGCGGAGGCGCAGGCCGCGCTGGAGGCCCTCAGGGAGCCGGCGGAGCGGACGGCGGGGGCGATCGAGGCGGCGTTCGGGCGCGCGGGCGAGCGGCTGGCGGGATCGCTGGCGCGGGCGGCGGCGGACGGGGAGATCACCCTGCAGGAGCTGGCGCGGGCGGTGCTGGGCGCGGTGAACGCGGCGGCGGGCGCGGGGCTGGGCCAGGCGATCACCCAAGCGGTGGGCGGGCTGTTTCATGGCGCGCGGGCAGACGGCGGGCCGGTGTCGGCGGGCGGGGCCTATCTGGTCGGCGAACGTGGGCCGGAGGTGTTCCGCCCCTCGACCGGCGGGGAGATCGGACCTGCGACGGGCGCGCCGGTGACGGTCAATGTGACGGTGCAGGGCGGGCCCGAGGCCCTGCTGCGCAGCGAGGCGCAGGTGGCCCAGGCGCTGGCGCGCGCGGTGATGCTGGGCGCGCGGAGGCTTTAG